CCTGGAATAAACATCGCGTCAGAGAGATCGTGAAAAGGGTGATCTAACGGCTCGCTGGCGTTACCTGATTGCCACCAGCCATCAATACAACGTTCCGAAAAAGAGCAGATCAAATCTGCAATGTTAGAAAGCCTGCGTAAAAGCAGCAATGTTCACGCAGACTTATTTCACTATTTAGAAGCGGTTAAGGTTTTGAATGAGTATCCAGAACCGCCAGAGAACAATTAAAGGATTTAAGAAGCTCTAGATCAAGCTCTTCTATTTTATCTTGCAACTCATTTGATAAAGCATTGACTACATCAATAAATCTATCAATAGAACTTTGATATTCTGCATGAGTTATATCAAGATTATTAAGTTGAGATTGAAGCAATACAATTGCAAGCGTATCTGCTTGTTGTTTATTCATTTTAAATTTCCTTTCGTTAGCGTGGCAACATTACCACGCTTTCTTTTTAATCCAATTTGTGAGGTAACACAATGATTAAAATTACCCTTGATGATACGCTACCAAAGCAGCAGTTAGAGCGTATCGCACGCACCTTAAAAGCCCCGCGTAAGCTCTATGGTGTGTTGGGTGAAACCTTGAAAAAAATTCACGCCGAACGCTTTAAAAACGAAGTCGCTCCTGATGGCAAAAAGTGGCAAGCCCTTTCGCCCATTACCCGTCAAATTAAGGGTAACAATAAAATTCTAAGGCAAGATGGCTATTTGTCGCAGAAAACCGCTTACAATTATGATGATCATCACGTGGAATTTGGTAGTGATGCCAAATATGCCCGCCTGCATCAGTTTGGCGGTAAAATTGTGCCAAAACAAGCGAAGCGATTACGCTTTGGCAAAAGCAAAATATTTGCCAAAAAAGCGGATATTCCTGCCCGTCCTTGGCTGGGGGTAAATAAACAAGATGAACAAAAATTATTGAGAAAAGCCACCGCACTTTTACAGCGTCAAATTGAGCAAGGGTTATAGTATTTAAAATCGTGGCTTAAAACGTCCATAGCGAAGTTTTCTTTTTAAGTAGTATATTGCCTTACGTTAAATTTTTTGAACGCACTATGAAAGTTTTGAACGGGGTTTGAACGACGTATAAAATACCATTTAGCCATTATTTCAAAATAACGCCAACAAAAAAGCGTGGGCTTTTTTGAACGTTGGCTATGCCGACGGGGCTGAAAGCCCGAGCAAATTTCGCAGTCGCGAAAATTGCGAGTAAATCGCGTGTTATGGCGTTTTTTATTTTTACCCTTGTGTTGGGTCATCTTGTAAATTATCTCTTCTCTTTAAGCGGTCTTTAATGCCTCTTTAATCGCCTTTTGATTTAAGTGGAGTATTTTTGGGAATACCGCTGGGAAAATCACGCCAAAAAATCTTTAAAGGACTTTAAAATCTTTTTCACCTCCCTTTCGTTAATCTATCGGTGATTTCAGTAATCAAGGACACCGATATGACCCTTATTGATATTTTTCGAGCAGGTCGTCGCCCTGACGCTAATGGTAATGTGGTGAATATCACCACGGAGTCATTGCAGCAGGCGATTGATGCCTATAACCCGCAATTCCACGAGTCCCCCGTGGTGATCGGACACCCTAAAGACAATCACCCTGCTTATGCGTGGGTGAAAGGGTTGCAACTCAACGGCGATACGCTTCAGGCTGAGCTGACCCAAGTTGATCCTGATTTTGCCGAAATGGTACAGAACGGACGCTTTAAAAAGGTTTCTGCTTCCTTTTATTTGCCTGATAGTCCAAACAACCCTGTGGCGGGCAAATGGTATTTACGCCACGTGGGCTTTTTAGGGGCTGTCCCCCCTGCGGTAAAAGGCTTGCGTAATCCTGAATTTAATGAGGCGGAGCAAGGTGTGGTGGCGTTTAGCGATACATTTGCCACAGAAGCCACTGAACCTGCTCAGCCCAATATCCCTAATCCAACCCCAGAAGGAGAAAATGCGATGAGTGCAGAAGAAAAAGCCGAACTTGACCGTTTGCGTCAAGAAAACGAACAACTGAAAGCCGCCCAAGCCAAGGCGGAAGCCGAAAAGGCGGAAGCAGTACTTAACTCCGCTAAAGCTGAGAATGTCAGCTTTGTAGAAGGCTTGATTTCAGAGGGCAAACTTGCCCCGAAAAACAAAGAGCAGGTGGTAGCAATGCTTGATGCAATGACCACCCAAGCGGCAGGCGGTGTCGTGGAGTTTGAGGAGGGCGATAGCCTCAATCAGCAATTTAAAGCCTATTTGAACGCCCAACCAAAGGTGGTGGAATTTGAGGAAATAGCAACAAAAGACAAGGCAGCCCCACCGCAAGATGACACGGTGGACTATGCTGAAGGCACAAGCCCAGCCAGTATTGACGCGGATAAACGCATTCGTGCTTATATGGGTGAACACGGCGTGGATTACACCACGGCATTCAACGCATTATTTAATTAACGAACAAGGAGCAATGTATGGCACTCGATTTAGCCAAATTACGCACAAGACCCTGTACTGACTAACCTCGCCTATGGCTATCACAACAACGAATTAGTGGGTGATGCCCTAATGCCTGTGGTAGAAATCGACAAAGAAGCGGCAAAAATCCCCACTTTTGGGCGTTTAGCGTTCCGCATTCCAACCACAACCCGCAGTCTGCGTGGGGCATCTAACCGCTTAGAGCCTGAGGATTTAGGGGCAATTGATGTGGCACTGGAAGAACACGACGCAGAATATGCCATTGATTACCGCGAAAGCAATGAAGCCAGTTTCCCATTGCGTCAATATGCCTTAAGTGTGATCCAAGATGTGATCGCTCTTGACCGCGAAAAGCAAATCGCCACTTTGGCACAAAATGAGGCGAGTTACGACAGCACCAATAAAGTGGCATTAAGTGGCACAAGCCAGTTTAGCCATAAAGACTCTGATCCCTTTGCTGTCTTTGACGCGGCGAAGCGTGCGATTAAACGCACCATTGGACATAAAGCCAATGTATGTGTGATTGCAGGCGATGTGTGGGAAGTGCTGAAATCGCACCCGAAAGTGATTGAAAAAATTAAGTATGTGCAAAAAGGCATTATGACCCCTGAGATTTTTGCAGGCTTAATTGATGTGGAAACAGTGAAAATCGGCGAAGCGGTGTATGAAGAGTCAAATACCTTAAAAGACATTTGGACAAAAACCGTGGTGTTGGCTTATGTGCCGAAAACTGCCGATAAGAAAGGCACGGTGTATCAGCCAAGTTTTGGTTATACCGTTCGCCGCCGTAAAGGGTTGTTTGTGGACACCTACCAAGAAAGCGGTGGCAAGCTAGAAGTGGTGCGTTGTACCGATATTTACAAACCGCATTTAGTGGGCAAACCTGCGGGCTATTTAATGAAAGACTGTATCGCTTAGGCTGTTTAAACCGCATTTAAGACGAGATTAAATGCGGTTTAAATCAAAAGTGCGGTCATTTTCAACCCTGTTTTTTTTGGAGAAAGCAATGAACGAAAAATTATTATATGCCGTGATTGGGACGGTAGCGATTTTGCATAATGGTAAACGGTATGAAGTGGGTGAAACCCTTGAACTCACGCAAGAAGAAGCTCAAAACATTGCTTTGTATGTGGCACTGACCCCTGAGGCGAAAGCGGCACAGGAAGAGGCAACACGCCAAGCAGAAGAGGCTAAACGCCAAGCCGAGGAAGCACGGCGTAAGGCGGAAGAGAAAGAACGTAAGGCACGTGCTGCCAAAGAAGCCAAAAACAACAAAGAAGCGACCACTAATACGGCGAATGCCAACACGGAAAATCAGGCATAAGGCGGCACAATGTACATTAATGCAGAGGATTTAAACGAGCTATTAAGTGAACGTGCCTTAATGGATCTTTCGAATGACAACAGCCGTGCCACAAGCATTAACTTTGCGGTGTTAGATAAGGCGTGTTTGTATGCCACGGAGATTGTCGATGGGTATTTGCGTTCGCGTTATGTTCTGCCGCTGCATCAAGTGCCAACCCTTGTGCGTAATCTCTGTTTGCAACTGGCACGCTATTGGCTGTATTCACGCCGTCCTGATGGCAAAGGTTTTCCTGACCAAGTCAAAGACAGTTATGCCCAAGCGCTGAAAGATTTGGAGCGTATCCAATCAGGCAAATTGCATTTAGGGCTGACCGAGCTTGTCGATACGATGGACGACAATGTGCCTGCTGTACCGCGTTTTGTGGCACGAGCACCTGAAAAAGTGGATTTATCGGGGTATTAAAATGTCTGCCACCTTGCCGATTTTAACGAGCGTCCAAGAACGCTTACTTGAGCGAATAGATCGCTTTAGCATTGAGCTTTTCCCCGATGATTTGGCGAATTACTACGTTAAAGACGAATACGGGGTCATCTTAGTGCAATACGCAGGCTCGAAGTTTGAAACCCAAGGTAGCACCGACCTTGTACATCAACGCCGTGATGTGCATCTTGCTTTAACTATTATTGCCCGTAGTCAGCACGATGATAGCGGGGCATTAGAGGTGCTGGATAAGGTTCGCTTGGCGATTGTGGGCTTTCGCCCCACTAATTGCGAACCTTGTGTATTAATTAGCGAAGAGTTCGCGGGTGAAGACGAAGGGCTTTGGCAATATCAACTGATTGTGCAAACCAGCACGTGGCAGGTGGAACAACGCGACCTGCAAAATTCACACAAATTTACCACCGCACTTTTACGCCGTGCGGATCAACATTAAGGAGAAAAATATGGCTTTTCACCACGGAACTGAAACCAAACGTGAAACAGGCGGATCTGTTCCCGTTCAAACCGTTGATGGGGCGATTATTGGCATTGTCGGCACAGCCCCAATGGGAGCGGTAAACCAGCTTACGCTGTGCCAAACGAAGAAAGATTTTGCCCAATTTGGCACGCTTACAGGTAAAGGCTTCACCCTCCCTGATGCCTTTGAGATTTTAAGCCGTTATGCCAGTGGGCAGGTTTATGTGGTCAATGTGTTAGACCCCACTCGTCATAAAACCCAAGTCAATGATGAGGTATTAACCCAAGACCCAAACACCTTAATTGCCGTAACAGCCAAAGCGGCATTGCTCACCTTGACAGTAAAAGCCAATAGCGTGGCACTGACAGAGGGAGCGGATTACACGGTCAATATGCAAACGGGTGAAATCTGCTTTAAAGCCAGCAAAACCAGCCTCACTGCCACCTACACCTATGCAGATCCAAGTAAGGTAACGGAGGCTGACATTAAAGGCGGTGTGGAAAGTGCCACAGGCGCACGCAAAGGCTTTGAGCTATTGCGTGATGGCTTTAATAAATTTGGGGCAGATGCCAAGGTGTTGATTTGCCCTGAGTTTGATAAAACGGCGACTTGTGCTGCCGCCCTTCAAGTGCTGGCGGAGCAACTAAAAGCGGTTGCCTATGTGCAATTGCCAAAAGGAACAACCCTTTCTAAAGCCATTGAAGCACGAGGTCCACTGGGTAACCTTAATGCCAAAGCCAGCTCAGAACGAGTACGCCATTTTTACCCTTATGCTACGGGAATGAGTGGTGGACTTGAAAGTCTTGCCACGCACGCGGCGGGTTTGCGAATGAAAGTGGACGTGGAACAGGGTTATGGTTCAGCACCTCTAACCGTGAGCTTTTAGGGGTTATCGGTATGGAAGTACCACTTACTGCTCGCATTGATG